TGCCGCCCATATGGGCGGCATTTTACTTGCGCTTTCAGGGCTCTGCGGCGGTATGGGCGCCGCTTGCTTCTGCGGGTATGGGCGGATGACTCCGGCTTGGATATTGCAGGAAGGAGAGCCTGCGGCACAGAAATCGGGAGATTCCTCCCACAGTCAGGGCACAAACTATTGTCCCCTCCCGCAGGCCGCAGATGGCCCCCAGGCTGAGATAGGAGAGCAGGGCGGCTGCCGACACCATAGCCAGATCATAGCCGGTCTTGGTCTTCCCAAAATCCCAGCCGAATACCTGGCTGGCGGTTCGGACAAACCCCTCACATGGCAGGATCAGCACATTGGGAAGCACCTCCAGCGCAACCCCCAGCCCCAGGGAGAGACAACCCAGCAGGAGCACCACCCACCTGGCCCCATAGGACTCCGGCACCAGCGGGGCCAACAGCTCTGTCCACAGGTCGATGCAGACCGAGAAGAGGAGCGTGGCCGGAATCTGGAGGAGCTGTATGGACTGAAACCTGTGCCGGAGCAACAGCACCTGGCCGACCAGCATGGTGCAGTTCACCAGGAAGGTAAACACCCCCAGCGAGAGCCCTGGAAAGACAAACGTGAGGACATAGGAGAGGCTGGACACCGCCGAGGTGCCCATACCGGCTAAGGTAATCAGGGCGATTCCCAGGGCGGCGCAGAGAACTCCGCAGAAGAACAGAATATAGCGGCGCAGCAGGCTGGGCTGTCTCATAAGCCTACCCCTCCTTTTATAAAAAATATTTTTTAGACATAATAATATTTTAGCATTTTTAAAAATTACGTTCAATTGTCGGCCTGCCCAAAAAACCACCCCCATTTTTGACATCCGGCGCCGCTGATACAAATGTTCTTTGACATGCCTTATACAATCCGCTATGCAGTGTAGAGACCGTGTAAAGAAACGCCCGACCTCCGGTATCCAAAAGGTTTTCCACATTATCCACATGGTTATCCACATCAGTTAACACCCTGTGGATAACGCCAATATGCAAAATTCAGTTGACATAAGACAAGTCAAGCAAAAAATCCACGGCGGATTCTACAAACTTTTTTGTTCTCCATTTTTCTTCCAATTGTGGTACAATAAAAACAGATTAGGCGGGAAGTCCCGGTTTTCCGGGGTTTCCCGCCTTTCTTGTTACTATCGTGTTAATAGTTCAGTGTTCATCGGCCTATAATGTTCACCGCTTTGAACGGCCCCTATTGACATTTCAGCGGCTTTGAATTATACTGAACATAGAACGAGGGTGCCACCGGCAAACGGTTGGTTCCCCTACTGGATTACAGAAGTAACCGCAAGGTTGGGAGCCGGGCGGTTACTTCTTTTTATTGGCCTGCATGAACAGGGCAATAATGCCAACGATTAAAATACCTGTCTGAATCAGATCAGAATATGTAACCATTTGACAGCCCCCCTTTCTATAAAGATCAGGGGGCAAGAAGCGCCCCTGATCTGGTCAGGGGAACTAACCACTTGCCGTTTATCGGTAGCACCATCAAAAGAATACCATAGGATTTGACAAAATTCAAGGGCTTACTGAATTAGTTCAACGGTGCTTTTCAGTTCATCCAAAGTCTTGTGATTATAGACCCGGTTTCCTGTGTCCTTGGACACATGGCCCATGAGAAGATCAATACACTTCCGGTTTGCCCCGGCGCTGTCCAGTTGGGTTTCAAAGGTGTGGCGGCATTCGTGCGGGGTGTGGTTCATCTTCAGAGCCTTCATAATGTCCGCCCAAAATACCCGGTATTGGGTTTGGGAACAGACCCTTCCATTGTAGCTAATTAGGCGGGGGCCACCTTCCGCAAGGCGGGATTCCACCAAGGGCCTGATTTTGGAATGGATAGGAACCACCCGATCCTTCCCCGCCTTGGTTTTGGTTCCGCCCTTCATCGTCCCGGCCTGAAGGTTTATATCTTCCGGCTTCAAGTTCAGAAGTTCGCTGATCCGCCACCCGGAATAAAGCAGGATCAGAACCGTGTCAACCCAAGGTTCTTTCTGATGTTCCCAAACCTTCTTGATTTCTTCCTTGCTGAAGGGAAGGCGGGTGGTTGGTGGGATAGGATCAGAAGTCAGCAAGTCAGAATAGCAACGGGTGATAATGTCCATTTCAAGGGCAAACCTGTCAAGATGGCCCCAAAGGTTCTTAATTGCCGCCTGTGTACTGTACCCCTTCCCGCAACCGTCAATGGTTTCTTGCATTTGGTATGACCGGATTTGTTTATAGGGCTTTTCCCATAACGCTGAACAATGCTTGAACGCTGAACACAAAGATGAACGGTTGGATTCTCCCAGCTTCGGAGCCTTCTTTTCTTTCCAAAGTTCAAACAGTTCCTTCATGGTGATCTTGGCCCGGTCAACATCCCAAGGATCACGGTTATATTCAGCCAATAGCAAATTCCCGGCTTCACGGGTTTCTGTGTAACCCACAATATCATAGATGGGATGGCCCTTGTTATTCCAGCCAATCACTTTTTTCACAATGAATGGGCGGCGGCGATTGCCTGACAGCTTCGCCACAGTCCCATACCCATTGGGATTCCGCATTATATCACCTGTCCTTTCAGGAAAATGGGTATGGCAAAGCCAAACCCGATGTGATATAATGTCCAATGGGGATTGAAACATTAACTTCAAACGGGTTTTGTTTCGCCTGACCGCTTCCGGTGTGCCACCACCGGGGGCGGTCTTTTTTTTTGCCTTCTGTTACGATCTGTTCTATCAAAAACCTTTATCCTATCTGGTATTTATCTAATAGAACAGATAGAACAGATGTTATATTACTTAAACTTAAAAAGTAAAAAAAAATATAAGAAAGTAACATTAAAAGAGAATGGGAAAAAGATGTGTTCTATCTGTTCTAATTTAGGACTTCGGATAAAGTGTTTGATTTGCCCATCGTATTTGTGAAACTTCCCCAGCGCCATTTAGATAAAGTACAGGATTATTCCCATCTTCTGTTCTAATCCTATATCCAATATCATCCGTGTTATAAAGTCCATCAAGCATAGTGTCACGGGAAATAATTTCAATACTGCCAACACCACATTCCTGAAGGATACCCCAAATGGTTTCGGCCTGTGCTTCAGTAACTTCACAGGAATTCATAATAGCTTCGATGTTTGGATCAGTTTTTTGATATTGTTCAGGGTTTTGAACTACCCTTGAAATACCAAAAGCTAAAGCCCCTATAAAAATAATTGCCACAACTAAACCAATTTTCTTTTTCATATTTATCTCCTTTATCTAACATCACTTTGGAAAGCAACTGCCTTCCCCAGAATAATTATATGATCCAGTTGTTCCCCGGTATAGACCAGATCTTCATAATCAGGATTTTCAGCCTTCAAGATTAGTAAGTTTTTTTCTGGATAGTAGTTGACCCGCTTCAGAGTTGCTTCATCATCAATGACCACGGCGGCAATTTCACCATTGTCAACCATGCTTTGTTTTCGGATAAATACAATATCACCATCATAAATTCTGGCCCGGATCATGCTATCACCTTTTGCCCGTAAGCAAAAATCAGCTTCAATTTCCGCCCCGGCTTCTACATACAATTCTTTTTCTTCATTGGCGGTGATGGGTTTCCCACAAGCGATTGTTCCAATCAAAGGGTATCTTTTTCTTTCAATCGGGAACAAATTTTCAAACTTTACTTGGGATCGTAGAATATCAAGATCAATGGAATTATCAATATCTTCTAACCATGCCGATTTACTTCTATGATCCGATTTACCAAGTAAATAATCCATATCAACATTGAAGTAATCAGCAATGGCTTCAAGGGTTTCTATACCGGGTTCTCTTTCTCCACGCTCATACATATTGACGCTACTTTTAGAAGTTCCGAGTTGCTTTGCAAAATCCTGTTGAGATAAACCGGATTCCCGGCGTAAAAGTTTCAAACGCTCATTGAACTTTGCCATTAGTAACACCCCTTTCATTTATATTATACACAATTTGTGCACAAGGTCAATCCAGCATAGTGTACAAATTGTGCCTTTTTATTTTATGCACTTTTAGTGTTCGATTCAACTTGACATTTGAGCACATTGGGTGTACTATAATAGCAGACGAGCACAAAAGGTGCACGAAAACAAGAAAGGGAGTGAGAACATGATCCAGAAGGAAACCACGGGAATGATTCTTCGCAAACTGCGTGGGGATCGAACCCAAGAAGAAATTGCCGCCATTCTTGGTATTACGAAATCTTCTTGGGCCATGTATGAACGGGATGAAAGAGTTCCCCGTGATGAAGTCAAAATTCGGATTGCCAACTTTTTTGGTAAGACGGTGCAGGAGCTTTTTTATACCCCGATTGAGCACTATAAGTGCTCATAAGAAAGGAAGAACATCAATGAATGAAGTAAGCCTGAAGCCGGTCATTGAAGAACTTGAAAACTTATTTTCAAAGTTCAACGCCCGGTTCTTTGCTGACAAGCTGGAAAAGCCCGTGATCACCGTTTCCCCGGATCATACCCGTGGGGCCTATGGCTGGTGTACTGGCTGGAAGGCTTGGAAGGCCGGGGAAGATGAAGGCCACTATGAAATCAATCTGTGCGCCGAATACCTGAACCGGCCCTTTGAAGAAACCTGTGGAACCCTGATCCATGAAATGGTTCATCTTCAAAACCTTCAAGACGGTGTTCAGGACACTTCACGATCTGGCACCTACCACAACAAGAAGTTTAAGGAAACCGCTGAAGCCCACGGCCTGACCGTGGAGAAAGGCGAGAAGTACGGCTGGCACAAAACAGCCCTTTCCCCGGAAGCCCTTGAATTTGTTCAGAGCCTTGGAAAACAGGGGTTCACCCTTGTACGGCCCCGGCCCATTGGCCTAAAGGGTTCCAGCAAGGGGGGGGGATCAAGTTCCCGGAAGTATGTTTGTCCCTGTTGTGGGGCCATTATCCGAGCCACCAAAGAAGTTCATGTAATCTGTGCGGATTGTGATTGTGAATTTCAGGAGGAAATCTAAATGAGAAAAAAGAGGAAAACCGTGTGGGCCTTCCTTGATGGGAAGAAACTGGTGGATGTTGTTCAAGCGGCCCTTGATAACAACATGATGGTGGATGATCTGAAGGCCAAGTTGATTGCTGAAAATCCCGGCCATGAAGTTACCTTTAAGGTTCTGTGATGGGAGGGATACTCAATGAATGTGAAACTGACCAAGCGAAAGGCATGGGAGCTGATCAGCCGGATTCAACCCCGGTTGAACATCAAGCAGGAAGCCACCCCGTCTGATGTGGCAATCTTCAAGGCTTCCACCGGCCCTGAAGGGCTGGAAATCAGATGTGAAAATGACTGGTTCAACCACAATGGCCGGATCAAGCTGACCATTGGCAATGTGGATGGCGGAACCCCTATTATCCGCTATTACTACCCCGACACCCTGAACCGGGATTATGTGGCGGAACAGGCCGAAAAGGAAGCTGAAGCCAAGCAAGCCCGTAAAGAATGGGTTTGGGCTATGGGTAAGGAAATGGCCCATAGACTGGTGGATCAGTATTGGGGAGGTCAAACCAATGAGGATTGATCTGAACCTAAATCCTGTTGTGGGCGGAAAAGTCCGGGTAATGTGTAAATCTTACCGGCAAGCCACAAAAAAGAAAGCCAAGTTGGAAAGAGCATATCCAGATTCTTGTTACCTAATTGGACAAGATACGATGGGATATTTCATCTTGCGAACTAAATGAATAGGAGGTTATAAGTGTGAACACCTTTGCAGAGCGTTTGAAGTACGCAATGGAACAGGCTGATTTGAAGCAATCGGCCCTTTCCGAACAGGCCGGGATTTCCAAGGCCGCAATCAGTCAGTATCTTTCCGGGAAGAACACCCCCAACCAAGAGCGGATCAAGGCGCTGGCCGATGTTACCGGCGTGACCTTTGATTTCCTGATGGGATATGGAGCCGCCCCGGTTACTGATGCCCCGCCCCCGGTGAAGAAAATCAGCGTGAAGGAAGCGGCCCGGTGTATGGGCAAATCTGATCAGTTTGTGCGGATCGGCCTTCAGCGTGGGCTTCTGCCCTTCGGCAATGCCGTTCCCGGCACCGGGAACAACTGGAATTACTACATTAACCCCGCCAAGTTCAGGGAGTATGTGGGCGCTGAAGCCTTCAACACCTTCTTTGGCCTGACTGCCTGACAGATTGGGGG